CAAAATCCAGGTGACGCTGGATCCTAAGGGAAAGCAAACGTCATATATATTTCTGGTTACCTGTATAATAATTTCGTGTACATAATAAATGTTTAGCAAGGCTTTGTATATATTAGACACTCTACAAAAAGAGTACCGCTATTTAGCGGAGTGTTTCGTCAACACAACAAATGTACAGCGGAAGATGACTTAAGCCGGTTATCTTACCGTATCATAAATGGTTTAGTAATAATTTTAATGTAAAAATAAATACCCCACAAAAAGAGATGTCATCAGAAATGGTGGCATTCAAAGATCAAAACCCGTCATACTGCTATGAAGTAGGTAATGTCTTAGACAGTACTTACAAAGTAGTAGATAATGACGATGCGGATCTCGGAAATTTCTTTTCGAGGCCAGTGAAAATTCAGTCCTATAATTGGGCTACTTCCACTACCCTGTTTGAGAAATTTAATCCTTGGCAGGATTATTTCGAGAATCCAAGAGTCATAAATAGGCTTTCAAATTTCGCGCTTATGCGCGCAAAATTGCATGTCAAATTTGTGATCAATGGTAACGGATTTCATTATGGTAGATTAATTTCTTCCTATATTCCATTACCAGACGAGGATGATTTTACAGTAGATCGTGCGTTCTTTGAACAAGACATTGTTCAGGCATCACAACGACCTCATCTGTATCTTGATCCGACAACCTCACAAGGTGGAGAAATGGTACTTCCATATTTCTGGTATGACAATTACCTTTCCATTCCGCAAGCGGAGTGGAGACAAATGGGTGATATAATCATACACACTTTGCAAGGACTCAAACACGCCAATGGTGCAACGGATTCCGTTACCATTTCTGTGTTTGCTTGGGCCGAAGATGTTGCCTTATCCGTACCTACATCAACCGAACCTGGTGGTTTAACACCACAGATGGGTAAGGAAGATGAGTACGGAAGAGGCATCATTTCGCGACCAGCGTCCGTAGTGGCGCGAGTCGCAGGAGGTTTGCGCACTGCACCATACATTGGTAACTATGCGCGTGCAACCGAAATCGCAGCAAATGCTGTGGACTCGATTGCAACCACTTTTGGTTATTCACGTCCAACGAATTTGGAACATGTTAGCTACTATCGCCCAACAGTGATGGGTAATTTAGCTAATGTTAATGTGCCAGATAGTTGTCAACGTTTAACCTTGGATGCGAAACAAGAACTGACAGTTGATCCGACAACGGTGGGCTTAGGCCCAGTCGATGAAATGACGATCACATCAGTCGCAACGCGAGAATCGTATCTTACACAATTCCCATGGACAGTTGCTGCAACCACAGAACAAATGCTGTGGCAAACGCAAGTGACTCCATATACATGGTCTGTGAATTTGCTATCAGGAGATCCTGAGATGCATGTTCCAGCTTGCATGTTTGCGGCATTGCCTTTCCAGAATTGGTTTGGCTCAATGAAGTATCGATTTCAAGTCGTTGCTTCAAATTATCATAAAGGACGTATCAAAATTGTGTATGACCCATACGGTTTTCAATCGAATGAGTACAACACAAATTACACGTACATTATTGATATTGCTGAAGAGAAAGACTTCACAGTGCAGATTGGCTGGGGATCAGACAAACCGTACTGTACTTCTGGAGCACCAGGAGCGGCATCGTTCGTTGATGCTTCTACTGTACCTTATGGTACAATTGATGTTCCAATTGTTCCACTTAATCGTGCCAACGGCATGTTGCGAGTTTACGTTGTTAACGAACTTACCATTCCTAATTCCACCATTAATAATGATGTTAATTTGAATGTGTTCGTTGCAGCTGGAGATGATATGCAATTTAGAAATCCTAGTGAAAATCTTGAGAATTATTCATACTTCAAAACACCCCAGATGGGCTTTGAGCCCCAATCTGGTATGGAAGGAGACATGGATGAGACTTCAGAACCTAGTAAACCAATGGATCAAGCAGTAGAGCACACAATTTTGTCTCCTGTTTCAACCACAGATGCATATGATCATGTATTCTATGGTGAATCCATTGTGTCGTTTCGCAGTCTTCTGAAAAGATATTCCCAGCATGCCTTTGAAGTACCTCCCGCTCTTAACGGAGTCGCGGAGTGGTCATTGACAAAGTTGGCTTTTCCTTACTATAAGGGTTTTGCACCTGGTGCTATCACTCCAAATAGTTCAATTGCCAATTATAACTATGCTAGAATGACAATGTTAAATTACCTCACACCAGCCTATGTTGGCTGGCGAGGCTCATTGCGTTGGAAAGCAGCTGCAATTGCTGCCAACTCTGCAACCAATAATTGTGGCACACCAATACGTGTGACACGTGAAGTGGCAAAACAAACATATTCGAACACAGTCCTATTGCATGGTGCTGATGCAGGATTTGCCGTTACATTGTTAGCTGGTACAAATTCTACGTTAGCCGGAGCTGTGTACACACATGAAGATGTGTGTCCAACCATCGAATTTGAAGTTCCTTTCCAACAAACCCGAAGATTCGCGTTTGCAAAGAGAGCCAACTGGACTACTCTAAGTACTCTTGGAAATGCTTTCACCACTACTCAAATGTTGAACAAGGCGTCTGTCGCAAAGATAGCCCTTGAACAATTGTGTGCAACAGGCGAGGATTTCTCGCTGTACTTCTTTACTGGAGCACCCATATTGTATTATGATGTGGCACAACCAGCACTCTAGAAGGTGCACTGACCGAAATGTCGTTAAACTACCCTGATGCAGGGATACAATAATAGCATCAGCATCCGCACAGTGATGTAAACTGTGCAAGCACAATACTAGAAAGTAGTATAACCCTGATGGGGATCGTCAGGTGTGGTTATAATTAACCACGGACAACACGTCTGAGTCATATGGCTCGAAATTTTATCAGAATTCTGGTAGACA